TCAAATGTTTGTTCAACTATGTAATCTCCTTTACCAACCTCGTATTTATCAAAATCAGTTTGGTCTGTTACATAAGCCATTCCCCTGTAAATATCCCCATCATCATCTTTAACTACAATACTGTAATATGATTCAGCTATAAGGTTAGGAAATGCAAAACTCAACGTGGTTATGTTTGTTGATGAGTCGTAACTATGAGAGACAGTATATTCAAATGTCCTTCTTTCTGATTTGTTAGTCATCTCAACAATACAGCTACCAGATAAAACCGTTTTTCTTGGCTTAATCTTTATATTCTGTACCGAGTCTATCGCTTGTAATATGTGCATATCAAAGTAACAATCAAATTGTTATTTGTTTCAAAGATACAAAAAAAGGGTCGCATAAGCAACCCCTTTTAGATTCACAACCCTATTAAATTTATGAAGGGTCTCTTTGAGTAGATTCAGTAGCAGTAGCACTTGTCATACCTGCAAATGGGTCTGCATCAGTACCTCCATCTACGAAAGATGGCATACGGATTTCATTAGCAGTTAAAGTTAGTGTGTAGCCATTTAGGTCTCCCATTGCAGTACCAGTTACAGCAGTACCGCCAGTTACGTCAGAACCATTGTCAGCGCCAACCAACAAGAACTTGTCATCAAATGTTTGTACAACAACGTGTGGTCTACCATACGCCATTAACTTCAATTCTTTATTGTCCTCTTTAGTTAGCTTAAACAATGTAACGCTTAACACCTGCTCAAAGAATGTTGTTCCATTCTCCATAGAAGATGTAATGTTTGTTTCAAGCGAAGAATTACCTTTAACATCATAAGTATGATAATCGAAAGTACCAGTCATATCAGTAATCTCATCACTAGAACCATAGGTTAAAGTTCCTAAATCACCGAAATCTACAAAGTGTAGTTTCTTAATACCACCGACAGCATCCTTACAAGGTCTTAATCTTCCGCCAGTTAAATCACAAGCCATAGTTTTACTTTTTTAGTAAAAGGGGTAGGATTAGCCACCCCTTTCGATTAAACAATTATTATGCTAACGTCAGTAACGTCAAGTCAGAACCGATACCGTATTGTACACCTGCTGTATATCGCATGATGATACGTACATTCTGGCTTCCATCAATGTCAGCCATGTCGATTACTTTTACTTCGTTGTGGTCGCTTAATAGACCTGTACCGAAGAAGATGTTAGAAGCCTCACCAGCAACGATGTGGTCAGATGGCATTCCTGGCGCATGTTGGATTTTAATACCCTCAAAAGAAAGTGCATTCCCTTGATTGTACCAAAGTGAACCTTGTGCGTTAACACCAGCAGCACCTTGTCCTTCAGCAGCAAAACCACCTAATGCACGAACATAAGATTGCAATGCAACAGTTGGAACGTAGATAGTCAAATCTTCTTTACCATAAACAGCAGAAGGAATAGCATCAACTACATTTCCAAGAAGTGTTGAAATGTTAGAAGAACTGAAAGATGTTTCAGAACTATTAGCAGCATCGTTTACATCTCCATCAGCAGCAGCAAGAACTGTAATACCGTCAAATTCACCAGCGTTAGCGTTTACACCACCCCAGATGTTTTGCTCTGTCTTTTCAGCAACTTTAGCAGAAACATGTCCTAGAATAAAGTCAGAGAAAGATGCAGGTAGTTTGTCAAATGCAGAATATCCCATTTGTACAGCTTCCCAGTCTGCTCTAAAGTCTTTTTTACAAAGCTCTAGGTTAACTTGGAACTCTTCTGGCTGAAGAATACGCTCTGTAAGTGTAAGCGCATCAGCAGTAGCAGAAAAATCACAAGAAGCATCAGCGATAAAGTTAGTTGAAGCAACTTTCTTTACGACTTCTTTATATTTTACATTAGGTTTGATGGTGATTGCACCTTCAGCTAATGTTTTACCTGTCAAGAGGGCAGCAGAAATGTATTTTCCTGCAAACTCTCCAGCGTAAGTAGAGGTGATGGTATCAACAGAACCATTACCAGCGTATAGATTTACTTTTTGATTACTCATTTTTATATTATATTAGTTTTGAAAATACTCGGTCAAGTGTACTAGCAGGGCGATTCTGACCGAATTTAACCACCTCTTTTTGTTCAGTTTTTTCTGATGGTGCGTGTGCGATTGGCTCGGCTGCTGGTTCAGCAGATAGCTTCTCTACTTGAGATGAAAGTTCAGCCTTTTCTTGCTCAACCTTACTGTACTCAACCATCATATCTTCTTTGATAGACTTAATCATATCTTCGAGTTCTGCGATTTTAGAGTTGAAATCCTCTTCCTTCACATAACCCTCCATTAGTTCTACTTCTTCGGAAACTTCTTCTTCCAATTCAGTAGCTTCTTCTTCGGATTCTTCAGCCAACTCAACTTCTTCAGTTGATTCAGCATCAAGAGCAGCCTCTACTTCTTCAGTAGCAACTTCCTCAACAGAATCTTCAGATAATGCAACTTCCTCTACTTCTGGAGTTTCAGTAACTTCTTCGGCTGCAACTTCGATGTTCTCAACCTCTTTCGTTTCTGGCTCACTAATAGCAGAGAGTTTTTGCATAATATCATTCAAAATGTTTGTAGCTTTACTCTCCATATTATGTTAATTAACAGTTATAGTTATAAATAAATAACAAGTATTAAAAATACTGTTAGATTTTTAAGCACGTATTTTACCAATACCTTGCCCTCTTAAAGTGCCATCACAGCATTTTCTTGAGTATGTCTTTCCGTTTTTACACAAGCAACCTCTCTTTGAGTTTGTTGGCACTTGTTGTCCTACTGTTTCTTTACTTTTCATTTCTTACTTGATTTAGGGTGTTTCTTTGGTAGTAAATCGTAATCGGTAGTGTATTTGGCATTTTGCGGTCTACCGTTCTTTAAAAGGTATATATAGGCGTTTACTCTAGCCTGCGCCCATTGCTCGGCTGACTTTACAGCAGGACTATGAGATGTTTGAAATGCGCCCACACCACGTTGATATACGGACTTCAGTTGCCCAACAGTAGTTCCATATCCTTTTTTAGCTTTGTATTTCTCATTAAAGTCATCTGCTTTCTTCTGAAGAGACTTTAACACTCTGTCGGGTACAGTAACTCCCCTTGACTTCCCAGCAGCACCCTTTGGATTGCGTTTGCTTCCTCGTTTTGGATTAGGATTTGGAGTATCGGAATCTGGTGCTTTCTTGCTTCGTTTAATTCTTCCTTTGTCATCATATTCAGCTAATTCAATTTCACCTAATTCTTTTAGTTTACCTCTACTCCAAGCAAGTCCAGCCTTACCTCCCCACAATAAATATGAGATAGTGCCACAAGCCTTTGAATCACTTGGGTCATAGTATTCGGCTGCCCTTGAAAGATATGAATACATCCTCTTAATTGTGGATAAACTCAATTTTTCTCCTCTACTCAACTGCTGCGCTCTTATTTTCCCCACAGAGGTGGCGCAACGGTTATTTACCTTTTTGTTTAGCTCAATTCCTCTCTTGGCGTTATTTCTAACACCACTTCCGTAATCTCCGTATGTTTTTAGATTTAGCTTTCCAGCTTCAATGCTATCAGCAATCTCTAATAATACTTCAGCAGCATCATTTTCTTCTACCATAGACATTTCTACCTTATCGGTGAAGTAGCCCTCTATTGAGAAACCTTTTACCTTACCTGTCTTAACGTAGTCCTGCCAAACCTCTTCGTTGTTAACCTTCATAGAGACCATCCAAGTACCGACAGGCATATTAAGCCCATACTTACGAGATTTATCATGTGTATCATCCTCTACAATCCAAGATTCTACAACAGATAGACCTGATAGTTGCGCCTGATGCTCTAAAGTAGATTTATTCTGATTCCCCTTCATTAAGAATAGTTCAGATGCTCTACGCACAGTATCTTCAGAGAAGTATATATAATACTCATCTTCCCTACTTTTTCTGTATATCTTTTTATTAGGTATTAGAGCAGCGCCCATAAGAATGCGCTTATCCTTATCAACATCAGCTAACTCTACTTTAAGTTCATCTTTTAAAGCAACAAAGTTTTCTTCTATTGCTGGTTGCTCGACTATTGATATAGCATCAATGCCTGACAATTCTCCCTCTTCGTCTATAAATAATTCTATTACTTTCATACTATTGAATTAACCGAATGATGCGGTGTTTGTTATATTTCTATCTAATTCTTGTTGTGTTGAAATGTCTTTACCCACTACAAATGCTTTTACTGGTTTTGCTTGTTGTCCTGCAACGGTCTCTGCTAATTGAGATACTTGAGATGCGCCCACTACATTAAAGTCTGGTGCTTCAATAGTTGTTCCGCCTCCTGCACCTCCACCAGAGGTATCTTTTGCACCACCCTTCTTACCAATCATTGTAGAGAGTATGTTAGCGATAGAAAGAGCAGCGCCAACCTTTGTTCTTAAATTACTCTTTTTAGCTTCTACTTGAGCGGGTATGTATGCTGGGTTAATAGCACCGAATGGCGGTAGAAATGCTGGTATTGCATTTGCTGATGCGGTTTTTGCTGCTATCGATGTTTGCGCTGTTATTATTACTTTAGCTATTGCAGCACCCTTTTCAATAACCAATGCGGCTTTTGCTAACGCCTCATTCTCACCAGCCAAATTACTCAATGTGCTTCCTATTGATTGAGCAAAACCAGTATATTCTAAATTAACAGCTTTTTTAGCTTCAATAACAGCAATCTCTTGGTCTAAATCATTTTGTCTTAATTGTGCTAATAAATCAAACTGCTCTTTTCTTGCTGTTGCAATTTGGTCTGCTGTTGAATGCTCGCTATCAATTATAGCAATCTGTCTATCAAGTAATCTTTGTATAAAATTAGCGTTAGCCTCAAAGAACAACGTATTTGCCTCTTCATCAAATGTTCTTAAATCTTGCAAAGCCTGTTCTTCAACCTGTCTTTGAATATCTCTAGCCTTTTGAACTTCTTGAGCGTTTCTTTCCGCTCTTTTCCTATCTAATTTACTTCTCTTGGTTTCAAATGACTCTTGAAGCTGAATCATTACGTCATTGTGTTCCTGCTCGGCTAACTCAATAGATTCGTTATAATCTTTTTCAGCTTGTAGCTTTTCATCAGCACTTGCTTTAGATTCTTTAAACTCATCCAATCTTAATTTCTGTCTGTCTTTAAACTGCTGAAGTCTTATACCAAGTTCAGCTTTAGCAAACTTCTCTTGTAGATTTATCTTCTCATCTTCAGTAAGCAAGGTTTGGTCTAATGACTGCTGACGATAGCTCTCTTCAAGTTTGCTTAAATCAAGTAATTGTTGTTTAAAGTCTCTTTCTCTAGCTCTACCTCCCTTTTTACGCTCATTGTTTTCAATGTCGGTAAACTCAATAAGCGTATCTATGTTTTTTTGAGCAGCCTTAACTTCTTTATCACGAGCTTTTATTAGAGATAAAATATTTCTTTCTTCACCGTTAAACATTTCCTCTCTTAACCTACTCCTACCTTTACCAGCTTCACTCTTTTTCTGAAGGAAAAGTTCGTATTTTTCTTCGATAGCTTGTAATTGCTCTGGACTAACCCCTTTTTCTCTTGCCTTTATACGAAGGTCTGTTTCGGCTTGTACTTGTTTAGCGGCTTCTTCATCAATCTTATTCTGTGCTGCTCTTGCCATAGCAAGTTTAACGATTGATTCTCTATATATATCGTTTTGTTCCTTTGCTTCTTTTGTTCCAGCAGCAACGTCTTTAAGAGTTAGGTCTGCATCTTTAAGTTGTTTTATGTAATCTGGAAATTCCTTGTTAAGAGCTTTTATAGCATCGTTTTGCTCTTCTTGAGATTTACTACTGTCCTGAAGTGTTTTAGTGTATGTTTCAAATTTACCAGCAGTTCCCTCAACTTCCTTTGAAGCATCTTTAAATACTTCTGATAACTTCATTGTTTCGCCCATCATACGCATAAACATATCAAGCAATTTTGGACCAAATGAAATTAAAAGCTGAACCCCGATAAGGATTCCTCCAGTACCCATAATAGATTTACCTAGCTCTCTAAAAGATGCAGCTACACTTCCTTGTGTTTTTACGAATGAACTAAATAATGTTACAACCTGTGATAAGTTGTTTGCTATTGCTGTAAAACCAAAACTTGCATCAGAAGCTAAACGACCTGTTTCAAGTAAGATTGCGTTGTTAAGACCAGATTGTGTTCTTCCCTGCTTTAGACCTTTAGCCATATTAACAGCAGATTTTGCTGCTAGATTATTAGCTAATCTCTGGTCATCTGTGGCTGCCTTTAATCTTGCATATTCTTTACCAGCAGCACTTAATTCAAAGTTAAGAGCCTCTTGCGCTTTTTCTACCTTACTCAAAGATTTAGCGACTCCGTCAGCACCCTTTTTAGCTTGCTTGTCGTTAATGTTTATAGATATGAGTATCTTTTGTTCAGCCATTCTTGTATGCTTTAGATTCTTTCACTCGTTTTACTTGTCTCTTTGCTTCATCCCAACTAGAGCATCCTTTATATATTCCTTTGGCGATGTCTACGTTATGAGATACGCCATACCAATCAGATACTTGCAATAAATCTATAATCTGCTTTATCATAATACGTTCAATAATTCTAATTTAGATTCGCCTGTTTTCAGGTTTGTATCTATTGAGTTTATAGTAAACACTTTGTCTCCAATCTGAAATCTGTCGTTTAATCTATAATTAAGTAATATACTACTTGGCAAATGTGCTGTTAGTTTGAATATCCTTTTCTTTGG